CGTTTGCAGCGTCCTGAATATCTTGGTGGCGGTTCCACTGTTGTTAATATCAATCCTATTGCCCAGACGAGTGCGACCAATCTTTCTGGAGGTTCTACAGTTTTGGGCAATCTTGCAGCTATGGGCACGTCACTCGCGAGTGGTCATGGATTTACGCAAAGCTTTGTAGAGCATGGCGTTATTATAGGATTAGTGTCGGTTCGTGCTGATTTAACATATCAGCAGGGCCTTCCACGTATGTGGTCAAGGTCTACACGTTATGATTTTTATTTTCCTGCTTTTGCCACATTAGGTGAGCAAGCAGTGTTGAATAAAGAGATTTATGCGACTGGCGCATCAACAGACAACGATGTATTTGGATATCAAGAACGTTGGGCCGAATATCGTTATAAGCCATCGCAGATTACTGGTTTGTTTAGAAGTACCACTACTGGTACGTTAGATGCATGGCATTTGGCTCAGAAGTTTACAAGTTTGCCAACGTTGAATAATACATTTATACAAGAAACGCCCCCAGTTTCACGTGTTGTTGCTGTGGGGGCTGCTGCCAATGGTCAGCAGTTCCTTTTTGATAGTTTTTTTGATATTACTATGGCTAGACCAATGCCAATGTATAGTGTTCCTGGTTTAATAGATCATTTCTGATATGGGTTTATTTAGTGGAGTTATTGAGTCTGTTGGTAAGGCGTTAAGTGCACCAAGTGTTGTACCCGCTGTTATTGGCGGTGGTGCAAGCCTTTTGGGTGGTATTCTTACCAATCAAGCACAAGCTGAGCAGGCTGCGTCTGCTCAAGCTTTTAGTGCTGTACAGTCTCGACAACAGATGGATTTTCAGGAGCGCATGAGGGCTTCTCAGTACCAAACTACTGTGAAAGATTTGATGGCTGCTGGGCTTAATCCCATGCTAGCTTATTCCCAAGGTGGTGCTGGTACGCCGGCCGGCAGTGCGGCTGTAGGTCAACAAGCTACGTTAAGAAATCCTGCAGAAGCGTTAGCGTCAAGCGCAGCGCAATTAGGTAATATTAAAGCTGATTTAGAATTAAAGCACGCCAATACTGTTGAATCGTATGAGCGTGCAGATATGTATAGTGCTGATACAAAATTAAAGTTGTTAGAGGCTCCGAATGTTTCCCAGAGGTTAAAGAATCTTATTTCGGAGGAATTGTTAAACGATGCACGTAGAACTGCTACTAATGCAGAAGAAGCCGTTAGGCGTGTAGACGAGCAGATTAAGCGTTTGGGTGATTTACCTGAAGCTAAATCAAAAGGTGCTTATTATGAAAAGGCACCTTACAACCCATTTGCGCTACGAGATTTGTCACAAGCAGGAGCGTCTGCTGCTGGTGTTGCTCGTAGTGTAAGTAATATGTTTAGACCATCTATCGGTAAGCAACCGATGCCTTACCGTGGAAGATAATATGAAAGACAAAAAAGTTCCTTTTTTGCGTACACCATATAATTATGATGTAGATAAGGTTTCTGATGAGACTGGTCTGGTTTGTTCAGACCCGAGTTTGGCTCAACAGAATTTTAAAGACGAATCGGATATAAATTATATCGTTCGTCAATTTGGTTTGACTGGCGAATTGCCAGGCCAACCTTTAAGTCCCCAATATGGGGATTTTACAGGGGTTTTGGACTATCATTCGGCAGTTAATGCCGTATTGGCAGCCCAAGATGATTTTATGGAGCTGCCACCCCAGTTGCGGAGTCGTTTTAATAACGACCCCGCTGAATTAATTGATTTTCTTAATAAAGAAGAAAATCGTGATGAAGCAGTTAAGCTTGGCTTAGTTGCTGAAAAGCCCATTTCTGAGCCTTCAGAAACACCGGTCGGCGAGGTGAAACCCGCCGAAGCACAGTGACTTACTTGATGTAACTGTGCTAGGTGACACCAAAGACCACAAGGAGAAGTTATGCTACGTAGAAAACCTGTAAATAAGAAGATGTCTGCAAGACATTTTAAGCACAATGTGCGTCGTACAAAAGCACCTAATATGCGTATGAACCCTATGCGTGGTGGTTGGAGGTTGTAATTGCCATGCTACCACCCGATAGCGGCATATCAAACAGTTGATGGTCAGGTTGTTTTTAGCGAAAGGCGATATTTCGACATTAGTCGATCGTTATCATTGCCTTGCGGTCAATGTGTTGGGTGTCGGTTAGAGCGTAGCCGTCAATGGGCTATGCGATGTTTACATGAAGCTAAGCTTCATGAGAACAATTGTTTTATTACGTTAACGTATAACGACGAATTTTTACCAAAAGATCGTTCGTTGCATTATCGTGATTTTCAATTGTTTATGAAAAGGTTACGGAAGAAGTATGGCGCTAACATTAGATTTTACATGTGCGGAGAATATGGTGAAAAGTTTGATAGACCTCATTTCCATGCCTGTATATTCGGATTTGATTTTCCAGATCGCAAGTACTGGAAACAAACAGGAAGTGGAAGTAAGCTTTATAGATCCCAAGAACTTGAAAAGTTATGGGAGTATGGTTTTTCGTCTATCGGAGATGTAAATTTTGAGTCTGCTGCATATGTGGCCAGATATATTATGAAGAAGGTAACTGGTCAAGGAAAGCATGACCAACATTATAAATTTACTGATTTAGAGACAGGAGAAGTATTAGAGAAGAAGTCCGAGTTTAATAAAATGTCATTGAAACCTGGTATAGGTTATGAATGGTTTAAGAAATATAAATCGGACGTTTATCCACATGACTATGTGATAATAAACGGCCGAAAGGTTCGGCCACCTAAATATTACGACTTGAAGTATTCAAATGAGTCCCCATATGAATGGGAAGAAATTCAGTTTAAGCGAGAGAAGTTAGCTAAAGCGAATTTTGAAGATAACACGGATGCTAGATTATTATCTAAAGAGATTGTTGCTAAAGCCCGTGTGAAGTTGTTAAAACGTGAGTTAATTTAGGAGTTATTATGATTTCAGTTATCGTTAGTGTAAGAGATACGGCAGCGGAAGCGTATGGCCGTCCAATGTATTTACAATCATTGGGTGTTGCTATTAGAAGTTTTACAGACGAAGTTAACCGTGAAGATAAGGATAACCAGTTGTTTAATCACCCAGATGATTTTGATTTATATGAATTGGGTGTTTTTGATGATTCAACTGGTAAGTATGAGATTAGGGATAACCCTAGTGTTATTGTTCGCGGTAAGGATGTAAAAATTAAGTAATTCTTAAGGAGATAGTATGTTTCGTAATCGCTCGGTAGATGTTCATCAATTTGCTATGATTCCGAAGGCGGATATACCCCGTAGTCGGTTTAAAGCACAAAAGACTCATAAAACGACTTTTGATGCAGGATATTTAATTCCAGTGTATGTTGATGAAGTACTACCTGGCGATACGTTTAATTTAAAGATGACGGCTTTTGCCCGTTTGGCTACGCCTTTATATCCAATCATGGATAACATGCATTTGGATAGTTTTTTCTTTTTTGTACCAAATCGATTGATTTGGAATAATTGGCAGAAATTTATGGGTGAACAAAATGATCCGGGCGATTCTATATCGTATACGGTTCCCCAGATTGTAAGTCCTGCCAATGGGTTCCCTACGGGTGGTTTGTATGATTACATGGGTTTACCTACTGTTGGTCAAGTAGGTACTGGTAATACTGTTAGTGTGTGTGCTTTTTGGCCACGTGCATACAATTTAATTTATAACGAATGGTTTAGAGATCAGAATATGCAAAATTCTGTGACCGTACATAAAAATGACGGTCCAGATACATATACTGATTATGCGTTGTTACGTCGTGGTAAACGACATGATTATTTTACAAGTGCTTTGCCATGGCCACAAAAGGGAGCAAGTGTAACTTTGCCATTAGGCACTTCTGCTCCTGTTGCTTTTGATACTATAAGTGGTACTAATATTGACGGTAAATTTGCTGTTTTACGTCGTGGTAGTGTTGGTGATTACAATACTGCTTATGGTAATACATATGGTGTTAATACATCTGATATTAATTCTAATACTGTATATAACTTATATGCAGATTTGTCAGCAGCTACTGCTGCAACTGTAAACCAATTACGTCAATCATTTCAGATTCAAAAATTACTGGAAAGGGATGCTCGTGGAGGTACACGTTATACTGAAATTATTCGTTCTCATTTTGGAGTTATTAGTCCAGACGCTCGTTTGCAGCGTCCTGAATATCTTGGTGGCGGTTCCACTGTTGTTAATATCAATCCTATTGCCCAGACGAGTGCGACCAATCTTTCTGGAGGTTCTACAGTTTTGGGCAATCTTGCAGCTATG